GCCAAGAATGGTCGGAGCCCCCTCGCCCTCGATGTCCGCGTTGAACTTCGATAGCTCGTCATAGATCACTTCATCCGGGCTTTTCTCCCGGTAGTTTTTTGCCGCCGTACCACCCAGGCACCAAAGCATCTTGGCGTTATCGAACCGTTTTTCATCCAGTGTGTTATCGCGATGCTTCACCCCATACCAAGGCGCCAAGGCACGCACCACAGGACTGTCACGAATCATTGTTTCGATGTGCCGCTTCATCATCCCGTCAGCGTCGCCATCGGTTGGGCACCAGACGATGACGTTGCGTTTCTTGTGCTGGACCTTGTAGCCCATGTTGGCTACCAGCATTTTGGTGTAGCCAACCCGCGCCGATTTCAGCACGTTGACTTCACGGATCAGGTCGTTACCCATCGCGTTGAGAATCGCGACCTGAAAAGGCGCCGTCGTCCAATCGCCCTCTTGATAGGACGACTCAGACGACAGATAGAAGTGCTCATCAGCCCACTCAACCGCTGTGCGCGGCGGCTCTTTGTAGAGTCCGGCGAGCCCCTTGCGGACACCCTCAACCAGCGCCCTCATCCAAGGTGTCGACAAACTCATCAAGCAACTCCGGCAAAAGATCAGCCAAGCCGACCGCATCGTTACGCGTCACGGCGACTTCACGCTGGATCGCCTCAAGGTGACGCACCTCGATGTCGGGGCACTTGCGTTTAACCTTCAAGTGCACGGTATCGAGGGTTGACCCGAGCTTTGCGCTCAGGCGAGATAATGCGAACAAGCAAAAATCGACCGGTACCAGCTTCTTGGCCTTCACCTTATTTCGCATTTCCTGAGCGTCCGCCTGCTCAGTTGTCAGTCGCAGTTTTTGCTGCGCCTGTTTGTATTCAATGAGCGGATCGATCGGATCACCGTTGTCGTCGACAGGTTGGTCTTTTGTCACCTGATGCTTGAGCCGGTTATCCAGCACCGACCGGACGTCGTAGAAGACATCGCGGCCGATCTTCGCAACAGGCTGAACGCCCCATTTATCAAAGGCCTGAGTCGTGATGCCGAGGCTGGTAGCCATGCGCGATTTGTTCAGCCAATGAGGCTCGCGGGAGATGGTCGGATTGGCCATGGACTAAACAACAACCTCGATTCAAAAATGGGTCATATATAGCGAAGCAGCGGGGCCCGAATTACCCCCTGCCCCCCGCCCCCTCGGGAGGACCCGTTAAATTTTCGTCTGGGCAAACAAGTCGAGCATCACCAGCCAGAACCGGTCTTTCTTGCTCGTCGTTAGGGCTTGGCAGTGGCCATTGCATCGGCAAATGCATCGCGGAACTCAGCGCTGTAGTTGGCCTTGCAGATGTTGTTGGCGATCTTGAAGAACGGGAAGATCGTGCGGTACATCGGCGCGCTCCGGCTGAAGACAAACATCGGCCTGATCGCATCACCGAACGCCGTCTCTTTGCGCTCCCACACACCGGCCGTTCCTCCAACGATGCCGGAGAAATAGCTCCTGGCATTGCCCTTGCGCTGACTGCGCTTGCTGTTCGAGGCATTGGCCTGATAGCCACGCGAGGTTTCAGCGGCCCCCAAGCCCGACAAGATCCGGGTCATCGTTCCTCGGGAAACGTTGCCATGCTTGTCGAGCACATTGGGATTAGGGATCGCGAACTGGCTGGACTTCATAAAGCCACGCGCGATCAGAGCCTTTTCAAAGCGCTTATGCGGTCGTGGCCCGCCCCTGACAGTCTGCTGAAGGTAGGTATCAGCGGGAATACCCGAGGTCCAAGAGTCCTTGAAATACACTTCGGCTGGCTTGCTTTTGGTGGCCATTTTGACGAACAGGCTGTTCATCGTAGTTCGGGTTGGCCGGTCCAAGCGCTGCGCCATGACGGCCAGTTCACCCTTCTTCACCTGCTGAGCCAAGCGTGTAGCGGTCAAGGCAAGCACATGCGGAATGTGCTTTTTCTCCAGCTCCAGCAGCGCTTCAGACACGGGCAGCATGTTGGGCGTGATCTTGATTTTGACCATTTAGTTTTCCGCGATAGCCGAGAAATAGCTGTCTTGCGTCCCGTTGAGCGGGTCATGCAGGCTGCTTTACCACGCTATGAATTATGCGATCTGATACCAGCTTTCCTGGCCAGAAACTGGGTGTACAAACCGCCGGTTACATCAGCACCGATGACCGCGATTACGATGCCTAGACCGGCGGCAAGATAGAAGCTGCTCCACAGCGCCATCGCGAGCAACAGCGTAGCCATACCCAACAGGCCAGACGCAAGAAAACGCAGAGCTACTCGCTGGAGGATCTGTCGAAGACCAAGGTCAGTACCTGAGGCTCTCAACATCTCCCCAGACAAACCGGCCATGCTCAACAATACCAATAGCCAAAGGGGCACATCGGCGAGAGCCTGATGCTCTGTGTTCATCTGTAGTCCTCGAATAGGTCCGGCCTCTATGTCACTGTCATCCGCTCGAAGCAAAGAGCCAGGCATAGGGCCGAAAACGAAAAAGCCCCGCTCGATGGCAGGGCTTATAAAAGGGTACAAAAAACCCGACTCAATGGTCGGGCTCTTGAAAGGCGTCTCGCTGCGTTCACAGCAACACACGCTGCTATAAAAGCAGGTCTATTCCGTGCGGAAAAGGTCTTTCCGTAGCGTATGCGAAATTACCCCCCGACCTGCCCACCGCGTTTGCCTTCGACCTAACCATCGGATACATGAAATTTGCCCAATATGCTTGAACAATGATGGATAGAAAATAACGCACATCAGGTCTGCGCGACAGGCGGCAATCGGCCAGAAGCGGTCGGTCGCCAAAGCCATATCAAAATCACTCACCGCTAAGACAATCTGGCACTTTTTTGAGTTTGGCGAGCTCTAAACGTTGCATTCGTCGATAAGTGCGCCTTGAAGATGACATTTTTATTACAATTTAATGGCAAACCTTCCGGGTAAGAAGATGAAAGTCAGAGCTACAGTCATATGCGAGAGAGATAGGCATATCTTGCTCGTTCGAAAACCGAAGTCGAAATGGGTTCTGCCTGGTGGCAGGGTGGAGGCTGGCGAAGCTATCGCTGGAGCTGCCGTCCGAGAACTCCAAGAAGAAACCGGGCTGAACGTTGATCAGCTCCTGTACATTTTTGAGTTCGATGCAGGCAACACACGCCACCATGTTTTTGAAGCTTCTGTCCCAGATGCCGAAAACGCCGCACCTCAAAACGAGATCTCCGAGTGCATTTGGCATTCTCTGAGCGCGTTTCATGACTTAGATACAAGCGATGCTACGAAATCAATTCTCAGATCATTTCTACGCCGCCTCTAGTCCCGGTTGAATCACCCCTTCGCATCATTCCGAGTGACAGTAATGGGTCGGTTTCAGCCGGTCGTGGAAGGCAGAAATCGGCCAAAAAGGACGTCCACCCCTGTTTACAGAACCGCCGTCAACCACAGCAACAAAAAAGGCCCTTCTTGGGCCGTTTTTTATTCAAAACAAAATCATTTGGTCAACCAAGACTCGACAGTCGTGGAGCCGTACTCAGCTTTCCAGTTTTTAAGCGTTTTGTGATTACCACTTTTGGTATGTACGAAAATGCCAGTGTGCGGATTTTTGTAGACCTTCATTTGGTGAGGTTTACGGGTACCGGCTTTGCGCTCGGGAGCACGTTCACTTCGACCAGCCTGTGGATCAAGAAGTTTGATCACGTTTGGCAAGCTGTAGCCGTACTCAGCTAGCAGAGAGCGGAGCTTCGCTTCGAACTCAATTTCTATCTCTAGACCAGCATCACCTTTCAGCGCCTCGAGTGCTTGACGCTGCTCGGCGAGGTTCTTTTCAAGCTGACGGATCTCTGCGAGTTTGGACATAGCAGATCTCTTTAGATAGTTTCCTAGCAGTGACTGAAAATCGGCTGACGCAATAGATATAGATGGTGAAGAACGTCAACGCTATGAACCGTCCCTGATTTCGTAGATGTTTCTGGCCGTGAACTCTTGGATCTATTTGCGCATTATTTCATTTCCAGCGACAGTTTTTGCTGAGTTCTGCCCTTGCTGACCGGCAGCAATGGGTCGACTACTGCCCTTCGTCAGGGGCAGCAAGCGGCCAAAAGCTGCCTCTCATATGGGCTCTACGATATCGGGACCGATTCATCCTGATCTGCCAGGCCATCGACTCCAATCTGGTGGTTCGTAAAGCTAGACTATGCTCGTGGAATCGTTCAATTAGGAGATATTCGTGGGATATCTTTTGAGAGGCCAGAGAATGTCTTCTATTGGCCGATTCTGCAGTTAAGAAAGGCGCTCCGAAGAGCGCCTCGTTTGCTGCTATCAGTTGATTTGTTTCAGATCAGACTTCCCCGAGCCATCAATGTTGATGCGCCGAGGCTTGGCTTCCTCTGGTACAACCCGCAGCAGATCAATGCTCAACAGCCCATTGGACAACGATGCATTTTGAACCTCAATGTGATCCGCTAAACGGAAAGACAGTCGAAATGCACGTTGAGCGATTCCCTGATGAAGGTAAATCGTCTCCTGATCGCTTTCTCGCTTGCCACCGGCGATGGTCAAAACCTCCTTCTCGACTTGAATGTCCAAATCCTCCTCACTCAGACCCGCCGCAGCTATGACGATTCGATAATGATCGTCACCGTGCTTCTCGACGTTATGAGGTGGGTAGGTAGTCGAGGCCGCCTCGCTGCGTAGCGCGGATTCAAAAAGGTCGTTGAAACGATCAAAGCCTACC